TGACGTGCACTTGTTTTTTCGATCACACCCCGGGCACCCCTTGACAAACATCTGACTCAGAGGGTGTGTGTGTGTATTCGTAACCGCCGAAGTGCTTATAGTTCGAACCATTGATGGTTTCTGACTCTGGTGCTGTGCACAATACCCATTCGTATTCTTCTTGCACGCTTTGCGCCCGCAGCGCTTGTTCTTGGCCGTAAGTCCGAGACAGTACTCAGAGTCGGCACTTACTGAGGATGCATCCCTGAGCAGCTGCTTCATAGACACGTCATACGTCTTTGATATTTGTTCGAGAATATGCCCGATGCGCTCATTGACTCGGCGCTCAACCTCCTCCTCGATCATTTGGCTGATACGTGCCTCCATACTATTTAAGCGCTATTCTTCTTTACATACTTTGCGAATGCCACGGCGGCCAATGCACCAGCAACCTGCGCCAGAACGTACGAGCCAAACTTACCTGAGCTTATATCACCCTTCATGAAAAAGGCGGTGCTTACCGCGGGGTTCAGGTGGCCACCGCTGATGGGGCCTGCAATGGAGATGGCACCCAGAAGTGCGGCGGCAATCAGGATTGGCTGTCCTGATATTATGATGGCGGATACGAGGATGAAGGTCGAGATGAACTCTGCGAGTGGAGCTGCCATTGACATTTATATATTCTAAGAAATTAAAAACACACCACCAACAACCGCCGCAATACCAGCAATCTGCTTAGGACTCAAAGTCTCTTTAAGTGACAGAAATGCCATAAGAGCCACAAATAAAGGAACTGTTGAGGTGAGCGCTGACACAATTGAGACTCCGTTGTGTTTCAGAATCTTGTAGTAGAGCAGGTTGGCCAGAAATGTAATTATAACTCCAGCCATCATCAGCAAAATCAAAGGCGAGGTGAGGTTCTTAACGTCTTTATGTATGAGATCCTTGTTGTACCCTATATAAACAAGCACGAGCACAAAATAAAGGACTGAAAAAATTGAAAATACTGTTGGGTGACTCATTGTGTTGAGTGCGTGTTTCTGAGCTATTGATTGAAGTGACCATAAGAATGCAATTATAAGCGAGTAAAGTATGAGTGGATTGTTGTACATCTACTAGTACTGTCAGAGAAAATGTCAGTACTTGAGCCAATAAGTGGTTCGAGCAAGTCGGTGACTGGATTCTTCAGCTGATTTGTAAAGTAGTATTTGTAGTCCAGCTTGATACCCTTCTCAATGACCCATGCTGGATCCTCCGCCTTTTCATAGAGCTTTGCATTCTTCGGCCCCTCTATGATCACATACTGAACACGATCACCTTGTTGTGGCTCTGACCCTGGTGCGCGCATTCGAATCTTGTCTCTGACTGAGACGTGTGCGTGATTATCGCTCTTGTAGTTTCCAGCGAGCTGCTTACTCAGCATCAGTTTCTCCATCGGGACATCTCCGGCCAATAGCTTTTTCGCAGCCTGCTTAGCCTCTTTGATTGCAGGCATCGGATCACTCCCATTCAGAATATGGCCAAGTACGTTAGTGCAAACCTCTCTGACATATGGGCAGTTGTCGCGCCGAACAACCTGCAAACCCTTGACATCAATCTTTTTGAAGACTACATTTCCAGCCTTGTCCTTCTCGTACATCTTTGCTGCGTAACGCTTTTTCGAATACAGGAAATAGGGGCAGTAAACCTTTTCCAGCTCAAGCTCATTGGGCTGCTTGAAAAGCTTTGTGCACGCATCCGCCGCCTCGACACCCTGCTCCCATGAATACTCGATCGCCTCCTGACCTTTGCGATCACCAACATCAAATTCAACCATTACTGAGTCAGTGTCACCATATCGAACATGGGCACCCTGGAAGTTGGCCTCTACAAACTCTTTCGTCTCCTCGATCATCTGCCGTCCGCGCATAGTAACCGTGGAGGCAATCGCAACCAACGGTAGCATGCCGCCACCAGTTGCACCAGTGAACCCATATACTGAATTCATGCTAATTTTATAAGCCAGTTGTTTCCCATTATACACAGCCTCCATCTGAGTACCTTTTGCAGTATCCATATCCTTCTTAGCCTTTGTACGAAACTGTTTCAGCTCTGTCAGAATTACTGGAAGCAAAGATGGACAATTCTGTGCAAAACGCCACTGGCCAAACTGCTCGTACTGGACGCCAGGAAGGTTGTCATACTTGGGATCCATCACAAGAGTCGAGTAGCACAAGTTGTGAGCAACCATGATGCTGGGATACAGACTTGCAAAGTCGAGCGCAGTCACTGGGCCATAGTAAGCACCAGTCTGCGCTTCAAGCACAGTTGCACCCTGATAGCCCTCCTCAGACGCCTCAGCATCCTTCTTGTATGGAATGGTTGGAATCATGAAACCCAACTCGCGAGCCTTTTTGGCCATCTGACTGAACACTTTGATTTGCTGACCACGCTCGCTCAGAAATGCCAGTGGTACCCATGTCGCTTTGGCCATCTCAATAAGATTCTGAATAGTGCAAAGATGAATCATAATCTGGTGAGGGAGCTCAGTATCCTTCAGACAGTAGTCTGCAACCTCACCAAGCCGCTTTGGGTCACCCTCTGCATACCGGCTGAAAATCTCCTTGACTGGCATGTCATTCTTCTGATCGTCAAGGAACCTCTTTGATACAGCATTCAGTGAATAGCTCTCGAGTTTGTGCTCGCGCTTCACATCGTGAAACAGATCGAACGTGTACCGACCAGTCATGGGCACCATCTTCAGCATGTTTGACCCGAGAGCGCCACTCGTCAGGTTTTTAGTCACGAGTTCAACTGGGCGGTCCTTGTAGCGCCCCCACACATACGATTCAGGTGAGCACCCAGCGATGGACATTCGCTTGTACAGATATTCAAGATCGAAACCGAAGATGTTCCAGCCAGTCAGAATGTCCGGATCAATCGTCTGAAGATGCTTTGCGAACGCCTCGAGCAGCTCCTTCTCTGTGTCGAAAGATACGGCGTCATAAGAGTCGGTTTGTTTCAGGCATAGGCATGTCCGATCAAGCCAATCAGACTTGCCAAATGTTTTTGTTGTGATGGCAATCTGGAACACGACATTGTCAGGCTTTTCGGGTGCAGGGAAGCTTCCATCCGCAGAAAAGCACTCGATATCGAATGATGATATTCTGAGTGGAGCAATGTCATCTCGGTCAACCGGTCGGAGAGTTTTCCAGTCCTGGCAGAAGAGATCGATGGTGCACAGAGTGTTGTACGATTTGATGCAGTTGTTGCCGGTATCAATCCAGCCAGTTGATGAAATACCTGTACGGTGCATAAAACGAAGCATTGGGTCTATGTTGGCTTCGTATACGCGCATACGCTTCTGAATGTTCCATTGTGCTTGCTTCATGGATTTATGGCTGTCGAATGTAATCTTGACGAACCGTGACTTTTCAGAATTCTGAAATCCCCACAAGTCTTTCGCCTCTACGAGGCTCACGTGTCCGAATTTTTCGAATGCTTTAGTGTCTGACGAACGAACAAAAAAGTAAGGCTGAAATACGCATGATAAGGAAACAGAATCACCTTCTGATGATCTTCCGTACGCAGTAACTGTGTACTTGTCTTCAATGTCTCCAGCATCCCATGCAATTACTTGAAACACCACCATAGTTTTTATGCGCTCTTATCTTCTAAATATGAATTGCTACTTTAAAGACCTGACATATTTATACAGTAATGATCATTTCATATGGGCCTGAATTTCTGGACATGTTCAGTTACACTCTCGACATTGAGCCGCCGCACAAGAGAGACCCGTCTGCTACTCGTATATTCCTGAGTGGAGAGGGTGTCAACTGGGAGATGGAGGCGGAAAATCTCATCAATCACCCAGTAAAGTTCGAGCTCTTCTACATGTTTACTGATCGGACATTCACGCGGAACATGCTCTATGTTCTACTCCCAAAACTGATTCATGTATATGCACACAACTGCGACTTTCAGCACCCGATGGTGACTCAGGTTCCTCTGGGATTTCTAGATCACAACTTCTTGATAAAGAAGGTTGATCAACCGCGCGACATTATGTGCTATCTGAATTTTGATATGCACAAGTCAGAGTTTCGTTCGCATGTAACATCTCGACTCATTCGTCAGAATTGCATACAAGCGATGGAGGGTCATTCATGGGTAACATATGACAAACAGAAGCTGAAACCCATCCAGTACTATGAAAGGCTGATGAGGTCCAAGTTTGTTATATGCCCGTTTGGTGTTGGTATTGATACATACCGTTTTTATGAGACGTGCTGGTATGGCGCAACGCCTATTGTTATGAGTTCAGGTCTCGACTCTCTTCACCGAAAGTTTGGCGCGTTGATTGTTAATGACTGGTCAGAAATTACCAAAGATCTTCTAGACTCATGGGAGTACAAGCCTGTTGACCCTTCACTGTTTCATCTAGAGTCATACACCAACCGCAGTGTAACCGCCTAGACCAGTGGATCCAAACCCGTGGTCGCCTCGGATGGGTGCTGGGCCTGGCTCATCCTCATTCGTGAGGTCGATCGTCTCAATCTCTGAAACCTCATGCGCCTCGAAATTCTCGAGGATAATCTGAGCGATGCGATATCCTTGGCGGATGACGAAAGGCTGGCGCATGTCAGAGTTGTACAGGACCACCTTGAGCTCCCCCGTATAGTCTGGATCGATAACACCCGCCAGAACATCGATACCGTGCTTCACGGCCAGTCCAGAACGAGGTGCAATGCGACCATAGGTTCCGGGTGGGAACTGCACAGAAATGCCAGTGGAGACCACCAGGCGTCGTCCTGGCTGCACGACGCAGTCTTCGATGGCGTGTAGGTCGTATCCTGCTGCGTACGCGCTGCCGCGGACCGGAAGGATTGCATGAGGAACCAGCTTCTTGACATTGAATACCATTCTATAATATAAGATTCTGAATTCTTTATATTTTGTAACCCTCAGTGAATAATCGAATCTTGAGTTCATCTGAGCATGAAAATTCTAGAACATCAGTATCACCTATGTCTATATACGTTGTTGGAAAGTCATATACACACCGAATCTTACATACAGAGCTGAATATCATATACACATAACTCACAAAGTCTTTGATATCATATGCGTCTTTGAATTGTAATCTCAGAACCATTACATCATCGCGCGGCTCCCCAAGATATGGAGCACATGGTGCTGATTCAATAGTTCCACCATCCAGATATATCCACTCACCATATGTAAAACTTGAGAATAGGAACGGAACAGATATCGACATGCACAACGCATCAATCACTGACATGTCTGGGTGTGTCACGACTGAAAAGTAGTGAGTCTGTGTGAGCTGCACACAGAATGCAGATATGTATATTCTCTTTGGAAAAATCTCATACAACTCTCTGAATGTGAGATCCTTTCTTCCAGGGATCATAGTATCTATTATCATATCACGTATCGTGTCTCGTGGTATAAGTCCATATGTCACGAACAACGACTTGATTTGTGGCTTGAGATTTTCAAGTGGCACCTTGAGTGATATATTCATCATCTGCACAAAGTCAAAGTTTGTGAGTGCAGCCATGCAGCAAAGAAGAGCACCGGCTGAGGATCCCGACATTGTCTCAAGATCCTTTAACATTCCTGAATCCCAGAGCTTGTTAAGGGCACCCATGAGTGCAAAGTATCCGACAGCGCCAGGACCAATAGCCAGATGCTTCATTCTTGCTAGTACACGAAAGGAAATACAGCGCGAAGAAACGCAAACGCTATAGCGAATATCAGAGAGTGAACAGGCACTGCTGGATCCAGCTTAAAGAAGAGTCCGGGTGTCATTACCCAAAAGAGACCAGTGGGTACTATAATGTCTGCTGGTCTGAATGTCAGTCGCGCGACAAACTTGAGAATGACATAGTACAGGATACCAAAAACGAATGACCCAGTTACTGGGTCAAGCCGGGTGAAAGTCTTGAGTGCAGCAAACAAAAGTGCTGGATACAGGACTTTCTGACCGGTGAGATCAGGGATTATCATTTACTTATTGGTGAGAATTATTCCATGCATATTCACAAAACGAGTTGAATGTCGCGTGCTGCATCATGCGTGCCTTAATGTATCGGTCTTGGCGATACTCCTCCAGACTCATCCACATATTCAGAAGGTGCTGAGAGTGCCAATCCTGCCAATCCTCTGGAGACAATGGATCTGGCTCATCGTAATCGTACTCGGCATCGAGATCGACATCATCACCATACATAACAGAATCACGAGCATACTCATTGAAACCCATTTCTTACTTGTTATATACAACACTCAAAACTTTAACCCGAGGCGAAAATCTTCTGAATCGCCTTTTCGCTCTGCTCGTACTTTTCACGTCGGATAAAGAGCATGTAGATTACAAATGCCGCGAGGCCGTACATCACGATATCATTCTTCATTTATATAATACATATTTTACTTTTTACCTGTGAGAGATACAGACTCGCGCTCGACGCTTGGTGCTGCGTCCAGGATTGCCTGGTATGCACCCTCGGCCCGAACCTCATCCTCGCCAAAGAATGTAGCGAGACCCGTCTTGATCACCTCACGTGTAATGGAACCCTTTACGGTCGTCTTCTTCAGTGACACCTTCTGGTTCTGAACCTTGACGGTGTCAATCTCCTGCTTGCTCATATAAGTCTTGATAAACGCCCTGAGATCCTTCTCACGTTTATTAAGAATCGAGATATCCTTCCGAGCTCCTGCGAGCTGCTTTTTGAGCTCGACCCACTCGCCCATTGCATCACGGAAGTTGTCTGATACGTTCATTATCTATTATATTGGGTTATTCTTTAATACCTAGAACTCACCTGAACCAATCTCGAATGCTGGGCGCATCAGGTCTGGGGGGATGGTTGACAGGTTCCATGGGGATGGGAAGGTGCGGGGGTTGGGTGGCTCTGAGCGCTCCTGACGGTTGGCGTTGCGCAGGTTGCCGCCGATAGTCTCTGGGAAGCCAATCTGGGTGCGTGGGTCAAGGAAGTTCTGGCCAGACAGGATTGCGTCTGGGGAAAAGTTGCCAAAGTCCTCGTCTGTAGAAACCTCGCGTGGGATCAGGTTTGAACCCAGACGTTGGGACTCCCGGTCATCAATAACGTAACCACGGTCGTCACCAGATGAAAGTACATAACCAGCCTTGTTCTGACCCATCACTAGATAAAGGGCGATAGCGGCGAGGAGCAGCAGTGCGAGAGTCTGTCTGTCCATCATTTATTAATACTGACTGATAAAAAATTTACTCATCATCCCCGAAAGCTGCTGGAGCAAAGTTTCTAGAAGCCTGTGTACCAGTTCTTTCCTGGCCTGACATGTTTATATACCCATCATATTCAATACCGCCACGTCTGACTGGGCGCTGGAAGTTAGCGTACCCACTGCGCTTTCTAATGAAAAAGATATACACTATGACTGCTGCAACTACCCAGACTGGATCAATCTTCATACCGTTTGCCATTTGATACTAGTCAAGATAATCATTCGGATCGTCCTCAACCTCTGGCTCATCTGTGAACAGGTACTCGTTTGTATACTTCTTCTGAGGAGCGCGAGACTCCTTCACCTGAACAATCTTGAAAATTGGACCAAATGACTTTTTCAGAAACCACACACCTGTAAGCTCAACAATAACATCAATCTGTGCCCACTCTGAGTCCTTGTCCTTTGGCTGACGGTCGGCACCAAAGAATGAAGTCTGGATCTCGCCGCGGAGCGTAACAAATGATGTATCAAACTGGTCGCCACTCAGGGAGCTCTGAAATGCCTTCTTGATAGTCTCTTCTGAAACCTTGCGGCCAAACCAAGACTCACTCTGCTCAACCGCCTTGCTGACGATATCCTGCTCGTACTGCTGGATTGTGCTCTTCTGATCACCAATCTGAAAGCTCAGAGTCTTTTCAGCGAATGATGGCGCCGCGAGCTTGTTCAGCTGGATGAAAATTCGCTTGTCGTCGCGAGACGTCTTCAGATAGTAACGACCGTCTGGGATCTTAACGGGTGTGCCGTAATCCATGTTATGTGTATATAACTATTTTGTTCTTTAATACTAATGGCATGCTCGTGTGTACCAAGTGAGCTGGACCCACTCGTCAAAAAGTGTATGAGAAAAAGCAATGGATTCATGTTCGACTGTGATCCTAAAGAATGCTCACCAATGTGCAACGCAGAACCAGTATTCCCTTTCAAACAAATGAATCCAGCTGGTATACAAATTATCAACGCGCCACTCGAGACTGACACCGGAACAGCCATTCGAACCGTATCAGATGATGAACCCTTGTCAACATTTGGTTCGCCATTCGCAGAGGGTCTCAGCAAGCCCAAGAGGCAGTTCCTATCGGATGTGCTACTCATGGGTGAAAAAATCAGACCAGGGTCATTCCTTATGCAGGACTATCTCAAGCTGCTCGTAATTCTCGTCGTCCTGTTTGTTATCAGCACCGTAATAATATTCGCCTGAGCCCGGCTTAAAGAATTTGAGTACTAAATAGGTAGAATGGCAACCACCGTCGAGCTGTCTGCTCTGATTGAGTCTCTGCGCAACGAGATCAAGTCTCTCCGCAAGGATTTCCGCAAGGTTCGTCAGCATATTGAGGATCCCACTGGCGAGAAGGCGAAGGCTCGTTCCCAGAACAACGGTTTCCGCAAGCCTCTGAATGTGTCTGACGAGCTCAAGGCTTTTCTGAGCCTTGGTCCAGAGGATAAGATTTCTCGCGCTGATGTAACCCGCCGTCTGAATGAGTATGTGACTGTCAAGGGTCTTAAGAATGGCCAGCACATTGCTATGGATGACAGCCTCCGCAGCCTTCTGACTCCTCCCGAGGATGTTCAGATTACGTTCCTCAACATCCAGAAGTACATCAACCGCCACTACATCAAGGAGGAGCCTGCACCAAAGGCTGAGAAGGTGGCTGAGGCGCCAATCGAGTAGAAGAAGCCAACCCTGAAGAAGGCTGCCGCAAAGTAGACTTAAAAATTAAATGACTGTGTAATATAAAATGGAGGATCCTCCGGAGCTCGATCGTCAAAAAATTGAAAAACTCGTGGGTACAAAGATTAAGAATCTAAATTTGTACAGACGAGCCTTTACACACAAGTCGGCGCTCAGAAAATACAAACTCGATGCAGACTATGAAACTCTTGAATTTATGGGTGATTCGGTACTGGGTTTTGTCATTACCAAATACCTCTTTGACATGTATGCAGATGAACAGGACGAAGGGTTTCTTACACGCGCTCGGACCAAATTTGTCCGCAGCAAGACACTTGCAGACATTTCAAAGAAACTTGGTCTTGGTGATATGATTCTTATGAATGACAAGGGGACACTCAGTAAATGGAATCACAATCAGAAGATACTTGAAGATGTTCTCGAGGCATTCATCGGCGCCATATATCTGGACCTCGGGCTGGTTCATGCTAAGAGCTTTATTCTGGATATCATCAAAAACGAAGAGGTGTCAATGACTGATGACAACTACAAGGATCAGCTGATGCGTTACTGCCAGGCTCAGAAGGTGGACCCACCTGAATATATAATAGATGCACACTCTAATGGCGTCTTTTGCATAAGTCTGAAACTGAATGGTCTCGTATGCGGGTGTGGCTACGGCAAGACAAAGAAGGATGCGGAGCAGAATGCAGCCGAGATTACACTAAAGACTATGAACCTCAAAGTACCTAAGCATGCATCCAAAGGTGCAGGAACTGCTGAACAGTCCGTTTGCTGATCAGAAATCAGACGAATGGCTGAAACTCAGAGGTACAATGCTGACCGCGAGCGATGTCGCAACAGCTCTTGGTGATAATCCATACGAAAAACCATCCAGTCTCATTCTGAAAAAGTGCGGCCACGGTGTAAAGTTTATGGGCAATGATGCAACTCGGCACGGTGAAAAGTATGAACCGGTTGCTCGAGACATTTACTGCGAAAAGACTGGAGAGGTTGCTCACGAGTTTGGACTTGTTCAGCACCCTCTGTATCCGTGGCTTGGTGGTTCACCCGATGGGATTACTGAGAATGGTATTCTCATCGAGATTAAGTGCCCAATGTCACGAAAGATTGAGAATAAAGTTCCAAAGCACTATCTCGCGCAACTTCAGATTCTTATGGATATATTGGGGCTTGAGGTGTGTGATTTTATTCAGTATCGACCAGATCCATATGAGTTTGTCGTGACGCGCGTCGAGCGAGATCGCGAATGGTTTGCTCAAAAATTGCCCATCATGAAGGCGTTTTGGGATGAGGTTCTGTACAAGCGTGAGCATGGCTTGTGTGAGATTAAATAAAAAGTAGAGACCTAAAGTTATATAATGAAGTGTCCCTTTTGTCGCAAGGCGCTGGCAATTGTCAACTGCAAAGGATGCAAGACTCTTCTTTGCAGTGGATGTATTCAGATGGAGGTGCACTCATGTACTGGCATTGAAAGTGTCCGGCAACAAGAGCTTAAACTTTTGGAAAAAAGAATGGTAAAGGTGGTGGCGCCAAAGATTTAACGGGTGCGTGAAACAATAAATGCAATAAATGCAATGCCAGCAAGTACCGAAATAAATGTCTTGTCTGACTGGCTCACACCAGCTCCAGATGCAGATTCAGAACCCTTCTTTATATATGTGACACCCTCATCAAACTCCATTTTGCGGAATGGATAACCCAGTGGCACATTGTCTGGCCAGAGTGTGTTGTTGAGGATTCCTGGTGGTTCAGCCTCAATCTGATTTCTCGACCACGAGTCTGTTCTGGCGGGTGCTGGCTCTACAGGCTTGTACCAGTCCTTTAGCCGGTACTTGAACATGCCACCGTCTTTAGTTATACCAGGTGCGAATGCGGGCCCAAACATTGCAGACTTGTTGATTCTATTGAGCTGTACGAATTCTCCTGTAAGAAGATCAGTCATTACTTTCAGTGTACATTTTTGTTTTGACCTTATCGAGGTGCTTGAGCCACATCTCGTCAAGATCAACATTTAGCATATAGGCCAGCTGAAACAGATAGCTGAAGACATCACCCATCTCCATAACAATATCAATGCCTCGCTCCTTTTTCAACCCAGTCTTTCGATAACTCTTCTGAAACTGTCTAATGGCAGATGCCAACTCACCAATCTCCTCAGTAAACAAAAGCCATACTGTAGTCACTGAAGCCTTATCCCATCCCTTTGTACGACAAATTGTGTGTGTATCATATTTATACTGATTCATCTTGGTATCAAAACAATTCAATCGTCTAAGCCTATAGTAAGTTCCGTTCATCTGGTTGTATATTCAGACGGTCGAGGTGCATGTTGTAGCGCGCTGGTAGCTTGAACTCTGGGTGCGTAAAGTACTTACTTCCTGGCTGGTTCTCATATGGTTCAGTGTTAAG